AATAAATTACTATCTATATCTATATCTATATCTGGTTGGTTTTCCGTTGAAGAGTCGTTGGATTGACGTTGAACGTCCGTTGGATTTTCGTTCAACGAATCGTTCAACGTTTCGTCAACGGTTCGTTGAACGTCCGTTGCAACGGATTCCAACGCTTTTTTCTCCGCGCGAGCCTGTGCCGAGGCGAGTCCGGCCTTGCGAGCGGCTTCTTTCCGCCGTTTTGTCATCTCGTTTATCTCTTTACTGGAAAATTGGGAGTCAAGATAATCGTGGATTATCCAACCGTTTTCCCTCGGCTCGAAGAAACTATTTTCCACAAGAAGCCTCAAGTCTTTGGGTGTGGCACCAAGCAGGTGGCGTGCCGTGTATTCTCCGATAAATCCATCGTTTTTGCGATTTGCCGCAAAAGTAATTGCTTTTATCCACACGATTGCCGCACGAGGATTAGCGGAAGCGAATTTCCCGAACTTCTCGTTCATCCAGAGATTCGCGCTGAGCTTGGCAAAAATTTCCGTATCGTTCGACATGATCATGCTCCTATCAGCCAGTACGTGTAATCAGGGAACACCATGTACATGAAAATCGCGCAGGTAGCGTAGACGGCAGAGACAACGACAAAAGCGACAACACCAATCAAGACGATTGTCGAGGGGTCGATGATGCAGTCGCTCAGGCTCAAACGGCATTTGCGCCACCAGTACCGTACCAGCAGTATGAAAGTGACTGCCAGTACGGTTAGTTCGATGAAATGCGCCAAACCCACCAGACTCATTCCGTCTCCTCAATCATGGTTTCGAGGGCAGCGACCGCGTTCTCACTGCTGTTCTCGGCTACTGCCTTCCAGAATTTCGTTTCCGTTTGATTCGTACACAGGTTGCTTTTGATCATCAGGAGCGTTGCCGCGTCGGTGCCGGGCCAATGGAAGGTCTCGGTAGTGGGGGAAGTGCGGAACCACCGTTTGCATGGGGTAAAACCCTCGCTGTCTTCGACGGCGCGTTTCGCGTACCAGAAGGCCTTCTGCAAATCCTCCTTGGGGTGGCCTTTGGCTTTGTGTCGCCACACGTATTTGATCATGTTGCCCACGTTGAACGAGTATTGTTCGGTGAGCAGGATGCACTCGTATGGGCCGTTCTCATAATGCTGTGGATGGTTCACGTTATCGGTCATTTCTCGTCCCTTTCCCAAATATTCTCAACCATTCCGCACCACTTATCCCATGCTTCCTCTCTCGTATCGGCATAAGGGGCTTCCAAGTGGGTGCAGAAAAACATGTAGCGGCCTCTCCATTCGAATATGAGCGGGACACATCCGTAGAGGGGGCAGCAGTGCCGAATCTTCGATGCTAGATTGAACATGTTCGTCTCCTTAAATCTCGTATGAAGTTGTGGCGGCTTCGCCAGTCCGAGGGCGTGCCGCTCGTCGCCGTGAGCAGCACGCCGTCATCGAATATCTTCCAGTGGCCGCTGCCGGCGCGTACCACCGTGTAGCCGTGCGAGGCTATCCAATGCATGAGTTTGCGGTCATCTCCACGCGCGGTCATGCTTTGAGCCTCATCTTCAACGCGAGACCGTTTTCATGCACGCCACCGTTGTCGAAGCCCATGAAACCGTTGAATAGTTCGTATTCGAGCAATACGGTGTCCACGCGGAACTCGTCGTACTGATGGTTTTTGATGCGTTCCATGACAAGCCTCATCGATGCGACGGTATCCCTGCGGTCGGCCTGTATGGGAATGAGATACGGCCAAAGATTCCATTCGCCCGGATGATCGTTCAGCCAACGGGCGAAATCAACGAGTTTCCTATCTTCCATCATTTCTCCTTAGGAGCGTTCCCTCACGATATAGTCCGGGTGTTCCCGGCAATAGTCGTATATCAGTTTCAACCATGCGATGGCGCTGTCCACGCTGCCCCAATAGTTCGGCGGATTGTATTTGCCGCGCAAAACATACAATGGTTCCAAGTAGATGTCTTTCAACGCCTTGTCGATACGGGCTGCGGCCTCCCCGGCCGTCAACCCGTCCAGGTCATGCTTAGGATGGACCTTGTAATCGGTGAAAAACGCGGATAGATTATACGTGTAGTTGAAATAATGGCCATGAGCGGTCCGCACATGCTCGCCGTCCCGTTCGCATACGTCAAACCATTCCGGTTCCGGCACATCCTTGTCCACTATGAACAGGTCGTAGCTTATTCTTCGTCTCCTTCGATGATTCCATGTCCTGCTATCAATGCGAGGGTCTTTAAGTCGGTGAGCACGGGCTGGTTGTCCATGCTTGACAACGTGTTCAAGCCGAGACCCTTCTGTTTGAACACGACGAACCAGTAAGGTGTGTCCGCGTTACCCGCCTCGGTACGGCCCTCCTGCATCCACTCCTTGAGTCTCCCCGTATAGGTGCTGTAGTTTTTACACTCCAATACGACCGGCTGGCCGTGGATACGCAGACCGGTGATATCGCCCTGGTCTTTCGTCCCATGCAACACCTCACGGTGTATCGTCTGCTCGCTGTCACCCAACCGGGCGCGCAAATAGTTGACCACCTTGGATTCAAGCAGTGTGCCTTTGGCTTTCTGTCGGCTCATTCGTCCATCCACCATTCAGTCGGGTCATCGTGAAACTGGCAGTCCACGCAGTCCCCGAATACGTTCAAGATTCCTCCGCAGTACGGGCAATGCTCATACTGGACGGGCAGATAACTCGGTCTCATAATCAGAACTCCGGGTTGTCTCGTAGTCGTTTTTGCACGTCCCCGCGCATCTGCTCGATCACATCGACCCGAAGTCCGGTAGCCAAGCGAATCTCCTCTGCCGGACGGTTCGAGTCTTCAATGAGCAGTTGCCATGCTTTACTTTTCGCTTTGCTCAACATGAGCCCCCTTCTCCAAATTAGAGCTGATACGCACCCGATAGTCGGTGATGCTCCAAGTCAGATGGTTCAACTGCCAGACGGTGAGTCCAAGAAAAACCAGCAGACAAAACGCTTGAACAATGACCATCATCGTATTCTTTGACGTGATGCCCACCGCGAGGGAGAACGAGAAAAACACGTCCCACCCCAAATACCAGTACACGGACCATAATCCGGGTTTGCTGCCGTCACGTCGTTCGTAAACCGCGACCATATCCTTGTCACTCATTTCGATTCCTTCTTCTGCTCCTGTTCACGCCACCCCATACGCCTTGCAATGGGTAGCCGCTGATTCTGTCGTGTTGCGCCGCGTACCGTGCGCATTCGCATATCGCCGGACATTGGGCGCAGGCCTTGAGCGCCAATCGTTCCTCGCTGGACGTGGTTGGGAAGAACAGGTCAGGGTCCATGTCACGGCACGCGGCCTTGTCACGCCAGCCGCTCAATTCAATTCCTTCTTCGCGTTTTGAGACTACTTACGCTCATGATTCCTCCTTGAGCGTGGCGACATATGCGATGGCCTTGCGTTCACGCTTCGCATACTTCTCGCATTTGCGCTTGAGACGTTTGAGGCTCATGGCGTACAGGAAGTCTCTGAAGTTGCCGTCCTCGTAGATTTTGGCTCGATAACGGCCGCAGGTGCCTTCCGCGCTGATATGCGCGACCAAATGGTCTGTAAGCTGAATCTCGTTCATGCGTTCTCCTTTCGATATGGGTTTGGCGTGTATTCGGGCGGTTCCTCGCCGGTCATGGGGTTCGTGTTCTTGACGGCTTGGATATACCCTTCTTCCCATGCTTTTTCGGCTATCTGCCGGTCATGCTCCTTGAGCCATGCTTGATAGGCGGCTCGGCCTTCCTCGATGGTTGACTGGCCTGTACCGAAGCAACTCAATTCGACGGCGGATTGGACCAAATCGTCATACACTCGTGGTTTCATTCCTCCACCTCGGTTTCCTCGACGTACTCGCCGTAGAGTTGGTCTGCCGCATCCTTGGTCGTGTAGAGGCATTTCGCGGGCGCTTGTTCGTAGTCGTAGATGGCGGCTGCGACGACCTCTCGAAACTCCTCGCGGGTGAATATCTTCGCCTTATAGCTCATTCCTCCACCTCCTTGATTTCCTCCGCTATCAGTTCCTCCCCGATCTGCCGAATGCGTTCGACGGCCTTGGTCATCGCCGCGTAATGCTCGTACACGTCGTTCAACGCGAGTTGAATATCCGTAAGCCGTCGTTCGCCGATGGTCTTGTCGAAATATCCCGCCGCGAAGCTAATATCGGTGAACGCCACGTTGAGCAGTTTCTGCCCGTCCCGCAGCATCGAGTGAGCGGAAACGTTACATACCAACATTTTCGGATTGCTCATCGTCTGCCTCCGTAAAATCGTTGAACGATGGGCTGGAACAGCTCATATCCCTTCTGGGCCCATATCTCCAGTGCTTTGAAGATCACAAGAATCGACAGTGAGTCGAGCCCGTCGTCAACCAGTTTGGGAATGTTGTTGTACTCTGCGTCCAGTTCCGTATGCCCGTTCCGGCCGCTGGTGAACGTGAATCCCAGCATGTCCACGGGCGTTCCGGTTTCCTCCGGCGTGATGGTCAACCGAACCTTGAACTTCCTGCCCAACGGCATCGCCTTGTCACTCATCGTCCGCCTCCTTGATTGCCTGTTGCAGTGCCTGCATGATTTGTTTCGCCTCGTCCACGCTCAGATAAGCGCTTGCAGATTGGCCAACGGTCTTGTGCTTCGGGCGGGAGTCGTCCCGGTCGAGGTGAAACGTCACCAAGCTGGAAGAGCCACGCCGATGATTGGCGATCTCTACCCGATAAACCATGTATTCGTCATCGTCAATCGGGATAGTGAGCCTCGTGCCGGCATAGTGGATGCTGCCAAAGGTCAAGTCGAACGATTCCGTCTCAATGCTCAAGGTCCATCTCCTTTTGTCCGGGATTGTGCAGATCGAAATGCTTGCAGCCGGTACGGTTCACTCCGTCAGCCGTTACCACGGCCCACAATGCGGCCGACAAGCCCGCGATATACCCGTCATTCCAAGCACCCTGCACGCCATGCTTGGAGTGCATCACAATGCGGTCGTGAATGGTCTTCTGCACGTCAAACGGTTCATTCATCGTCCGTCTTCCTGACTCATGTAGGTCAACGTGAAGCATTTATCACCGTTGCATATGCGGTTCCAAGCGGCGATATTGTATTGCAACTGATACGGGGCGGGCTTCCGTGAACAACCTCCCTCGAAGCCGAGCCCGCAGACAGTGCAGCGGAACATCACGATAAAGAACGTGTATTCAGGCAACCCCTGCACGCCGTCCCGCTCCCATTTCGCCTTG